GTGTTCAAGGGTCTTCTCCAATCCAGCATTTGCTGATGTCATAAGAGGGTTGTCCATTATTCCCGTAAGTGACACACCAAGCAAGCGCTCTTCTTCTGTGTTGTTTGTCCACACCTTCCGCAGATAGGGGAACTTTGTGTATGAGGACTGAATGGTTCCCAGAATCGTAGCGAGTTTAACTTTTCTAGCAAGGTCTTCCACAGTATCTGTAGCACGTACAACCACCTCTGTTAAGTTACAAAACTGATACGGACGCAAGATGATTTCGCTGCACGGGTTAGTGCCAAACTCATAATTGCTATCACGCCGCCCAAACTTAGCTGCTTGCTTCTTAGATGCTTCACGGTTAAAGATACCACGCTCACCAGACTTACTCTCTACCAGTGCTGTCCACTCACGCATAAACGTTTCCATGTCAGGCTTCTCAGTGTAGCACACAGAGTTGTTAGCCAAGGCTCTCCATGAGGCAGTCTCCCACCACTGGCCTGACTTAGCGTGGCGCATACGGTCATCACTTAGGTTAGACAGACTAATCATAGCACTACGGCGAACACCACCTACAACAACAATCTGACCAATGAAGCACATCAAGTCATGACATTCTACACTAGACAGCTTACGCCCTTGTGCATTCTTGAATGTAGTGATAGCAAAGTTAAATAGTTCTACTAGAGGCGCTGGGCCACTGGCTCTACCACCAAACGTTTTTAGCCTAGCACCTGCAGGACGTACACGAGAAACATCCCACTTAGGGATCTCACCAGCCCAGAGGAGTGCCAACACTTGACGGAACGCTTTAGCCCAACCTTCCTTACTATCTTTGACAACGACTGTGGTATCACTGTAGAACAACTCAGGCACTTCAGGGAGCTTGCTAACGTACTGCCTCTCGACGCTGAACCCAACGCCTGTACCACACAAGAGGATGTACATAGCCTCATCGAAGCTTTTAGGGTCATCTACGGGTAAGTAGCTACAGTTGTAACCTGCTGTGTTATCTCTATCAAGCGCTGGGCCAGCAGTCATCATAGCCCTCATAGATGGCATGACTTCTAAGTTTAAGATAGCGTTATGTATTTCATCTGTTGTTGCTTGGTCTACCTTGTTATCTACTAGGTTGAGTATGTAGCGGCCTACAGTAGCACCCCAGTTTTCTCGCCCGTCACCGTCATAGTACTTGGCATATCGTGATAGAGCAATGAAGCTCTGGTAGTCTGTTGGTAAGTAATTGCTCATGGTTTTTGTTTTACCTCTATTTTTTTAATCTCTGCATCTAGGTCATATACAACATCCTGTATAAGCTCCTTAACGGTTTGCTCATACATTTCTTCTGATATAGGAAGTATGTTGTCTTCTTCATCTATATCTATTGTCATTCTAATATCAAACTTCATGCTGCCTTTTCCAGTAAGTCAGTAAGATCAGGCTTCTTATAGTTTTTACCTTTCATAACCTTCCCATCTTCACGTAGGATAGGGTTACCATTGCTGTCTAGCTTAGACATGTTGCTATCGTGTACACGTGTGAATGCCTCACTAAGAACTGCTTCACCGTAATGCTCTAAGCCACTGTCTAACAAACGGCTAACCGTACCTTGTTGTTTAATAACTGTCTCACGCTCAGCGTCACCCATAAGCATACCTATGTGATCAGGTGCAGTAAGCGCAAGACCTGTAGAAACATATAGTAGATCACAAAGCTCTTTTAGGTGCGCTACTGTACCATACTTCTCAGCCATTAGCTCAGCCATCTCTTCATCAATAAGCTTAATCCACAAGCGAGGGTCAAGAGATCCATTAAAAGCTTTAATGAAGTCACCTACTTTCTCGTGTGGCATCTGTGGTTTCATTGCATCTATGTCATCCTGGCTAATCATTTATGTTTCTCCGTATAGCGTTTGCGTAGTCTGTTGAGATACCAGATAGCTTTATCAATATCCTCTAGACCATTCTTGTATTCGTGACGCCATAGATACTTTAAAACATTAGCAGCGTGTGGTGCTGTTTGTCCTGACATGTTCTCAGTCATAGCTTCTATAGCATCAATACATTCAATACCAGCTTGGTTGTAGTGTATGGGTTTATTTACTGGATCTATTATATCGTCAAGCGAAACAGATGTTAGTGTTGGTTCTTTCTTCATGCGTTACCTTCCGTCTTAGTCCAAGCATTCAATGTATATACATTACCTTCACGTGTGACTTCTAGAGCTTCTTCTTCCTCTTCGTCAACACCCATAAGATGATTACGATGTTCTTCTACTAAGTCATAAATGTCAGGATGTTCAGATGCTACATCAAGGAAAGCAGACATCATCGTAGCTATATTCATGATATGTGCCATAACCATTTCAGGTACAGGGCTGTCGTTAGATGCGGATAGCTCAATAGATACATCACCATTCCAATCTTCTTCGTAGTTCTGTGGACGTATTACGATAGCTATTTCATCTTCACTTAATGTGTAACCCATCATACTTTCCTTTTTGTTTTAACTTCTATTCGTTTAGCTTTTATCTCTTCACCGTCTTCGTTTAACCAATCTTCTGGTATCACACGGTGCGCCCACTTAAAGCCATGCTTGTCACACCAATCGCAGTACCTTGACTTAGCACCTTTGTAAAGCCTTGACTTAGCATTACTGAATACAAATCGTATATCTAGCTCTGGATGCTGACGCTGTACCTCACGGTGTTTACGCCTATCTGCTGAATCAAAGATACCCTTAGTCTCAATGATGATACCGTTGTCAAGCACGAAGTCAGGTGTGTAGGTACGATACTTTAAGTCTTCCCACTCTACCTTTAGTAATTCGTATCTGACTTTCTTTTGTTTGCCCTTAAGCCACGCAGCAACCTCTCTCTCAAGGCCACTGCGATAGCTCTTAAGGTGTGCACGTCTAGTCAAGATCAACCTCTAAGTATTGCGGATCAACAAACACATAGTCCACCATAGGCGGTTGCTGTGCAGTAGACTTAACAGCAGGTAGTGTCTGTAGGTTAGCCCAGCACTTATGTTTAAACGAACAGAAGCCACACTCACTACCCAGCTTTAGGTTACCTGTAGCCTTACGATAGTGAGTCTCAGGGATAGCCTCGTAGCAACGCTCAAACGGTTTGTCTTCATTGATGTGAGATACAGTAGCTTCGATTCTCTCAAGCACTTCATCAGTATCTACACCTGATGCATCTACATACTTAAACTCACCATTAGCTTTGTTCACTACCCACCAACCACCAACGCCTAGCTCTGCTGCAGTAGCGTAGCCGACTAGCTGTGGGATATACCCAAAGCCATCACCTTGTGCTAATGCTTCTAGGCTAGCAAACTTGTTCTTGTATGACCAAGGTGATGCAGACTTAACGTCATCCACTTTGCCATCCATAACCATGTCATACTCGCCGTTGATCTTAGTACCATCACTAAGCTTTAGTGTAACGTTATCGTTGTCCTTGAAGTCAACATCAGCAGCACGAAGAAGACCTTTGAAGACAGCCTCTACAATATCCCCAATGATCATGTTCATCAGGAAGTGTGGGGGTAGAGGTGTTTTATCTTCTGGGTCATTCTTCTCAAACCACAACTGACAAGTCGGACGCCCAATGTTGGACATCCGTAGTTTAAACTTGTCACGTGGACCACTGCTGAACTGTTTCTTTAGTGCAGCCTCAACATCCGCAGCTACATGCTTACGGTTGTCTTCAGCCATGTCTGTCTCACCCTTAATAGCTTTCGCTAAGTAATTGTAGACAGCTAGTTCAGCATGATGGTTCATCAGTCTGCCTCTTCTACATTGACAAACGATGCTACAATAGATGCATCATCCTCAGAGATAGTCTCTTGGTTTTTTTCATCCCACTGCTGCAAGATGTAAGAGTTCTGATACTCAATGTAATCCATGAAGTCTTTCAGTGTAGTCTGATCTTCAGGGCTAATGTCTACCTTGTCACCTGCGTTAAGCTTCATGATAGCATAAGTGTTACCATTAGGTAGCTGATCTTCATCCGCAGCCAGGTTAAACGTGTACTGAATAGGTAAGATATTCTTACGTGTCAGAGCAGTTAAAGCCCCGTCCAATGACTTAGTGCTTGAAGGTGGAACCTCACACACAAACGGCACGGGATCAGTGATAGCATCTACAGGATTACCTGCTTCGTCAATGCAATCATTAGCAGTTAACATACCAAAGACAATCTTCTTACGTTTAATGCTACGGATTAAGTCTTTTGTCTTCTCAGGTACAGAAGCCCAGTCTTCAATGTAACCAGACGGTCTACCTAAGTTAAACCCACCCATGTTATCCTTCAAGTCACCCTTTAGGTCAGTACTCATGACTGTTTTCATCATCTTATCTTCTGATGAATCCCACTTGCTCCACTGCTGACGTACAGCAAAGATGCGGATGCTAGGGTTAACGCTATACACTACGTTATCGTCACCACGTGTGATCTTGTATGCCCCTGATGGTACTACCTCAGTCTTGACTGTCTTGCCGTTGACTTCGATGCTACCCATGATGCCATTGTGGGTCAGGTTAACACGAGGTAGTGATACACTCTTTGTTTCACCCCCTGTGTTTGATACACCAATAGCTTCCGCTAAAGACATACCAAGATCGTTTTGAATTGCTAATTCTGTACTCATACTTACTTCCTTTTTGTAAAGTTAAAAGATGCTTAGTTATACTCTAAACGTCAGTCATGTCAAGCCAATTATCACCTAATTTTGCTTCTAATAATAGAGGCACATTCATGGTAACACCATAAGCCTTTTCGACTAAAGAGTTTAGGTCTTCGTTCATATCCGTAATAGTCTGAATCACTGCTTCAATCTCGTCAGGGTGTACGTCAATGACCACTGAATCATGCACAGAATTAACTAAGCATGACTGCATATCCATCAGTCTACGTTCTATCTCACACAATACAACAGGCACTACATCACCTGTAGCAAACCCCTGCACTGGATAGTTCTTGATCATCGTGAAGTGTGTCACGCTACCGTTGCTACGTCTTGTCACATCAGGGAAAGCGTACTGTCTGCCACTCACATTAGTAATTTTATTCAGGCGTATTGCCTCACTCGCTAGCTTCTTATGCCACTCTGCTACGCCTTTGTACTTCTGTGTGAAGTGTTCGTAGTATGCAGCTACAGCCTTACTTCTGCCATACCCTGTAGCCCCAAAGAGAGGAGCGAAGGTGTGGGGCTTAGCTTCTTGGCGTGACGTAGGTTCACCTGCATCAGTGATAACCTTTGCAGTGTAACTGTGTACGTCAAACCCTGTGTCAATCTCTTCCATAGCAGTCTGATCCTGTGACAGGAATGCAGCGGCTCTAAATTCAAGCTGGGCAAAGTCGGCCTCACAAATCTTACCGCCAGCCCACCTAGATATAAACACACGTTTTACTGGGAAGGTTCCCCCTCTTGGCATGTTTTGCATGTTGGGATTGCGTCCAGAGAATCTACCTGTACTGGTGATGTGCTGAGTGAGTCCCACGTGTAGCATTCCTGTGGTTGACTTTCTATAAACATTAATACCGTCAACAAAGCTACTAAGGTAACTAGAAATAGCAGAA